CGCTGCCGGGCCCGTTACTTGACTCATAGCCCTAAGCTCCTTGTAGAACACTAGTTCAGGGTGATCTTGTTCGATCTCGCCTAAGAGCCTATCTACATACAAGATGACTTCACCAAGCGGCAGGTTGCCGGCCAGGCTATCCACATGCCCATCAGATGAGCCTTTGAGGATCATCATATTTTCCTGGTCTGACGTGGGTACCGGTTCATCTTCACTCACACCGCGCTTCGCGGCTTGGAACATGTTCCTGACATTGGTGGATGTCCAGAGGACCATAGGCGCACCGATGACCTTGTGGACTTGATCATGGGCGTGAGAGACGAGGTTGTTTAACTCGTCTACTTTGCCGAGGCTACCAGCAATAGCCGGGCTGCCCTGAATACCACCCACGTCCTCGTGTTTCACCCATACCGCGGGCACGAAACCGTAGGGATTGAGGATAGTTGAGCCTTGCCCGTTATAGGAAAACGGCTCATCATCCTTGAAGTAGCGGAAGGCATCTTTCGTTACTTCCTTGCGGTACGTATACGTACGTCCTGTCTCTTCGTCTTGCGAGAGATATTGCAGGTGATACTCTTTGATGTCGCCAGCCGGATCCAGCTCCAAGTGCGAGATGAAGCCGGGCCAGATGATCTCCGATGAGACGATGCCGCGCTCCAGGTCGTCCACCAGTTCGACGAGGGCTGAACCAAGCGCCGCGCCATAGCGTATCATGACCGTCTTTCGACTCTGCCAGTTTGACCACTGCCAGAATTGCGCAATAGCGGCCTTCAGCGTGTCGGGTGTGTCTTCGCTAAAGGGAATAGCCAATGGAACACCATCAGGAAGTTTCTTGCCGTCGATGGAGAGAACGCCGGGGTAGACCTGGCCGGCATAGAAGTTGACCAGGCGACGGACCGGGTTGTAGATGAGCCTGATATCACGATAGAGCGTGTAGTGCTGCTTGTAGGCAGCCCAGATGTTCCAGGCCGATGCACCGCGCTCGTAGGTCATGATGGAGCGGTCAAAGAGTGAGGTGTTATAGTAGGCCCAGAGAAGGGCATAGGCTGCCGAGACGTTCAGCCAGGTTTGTTTGCGGTGCGATTGGGCTGGCTCTTCATAGACGCGGCGGGCGGCCATGTAGCCCGCTTGTAAACCTGCTTGCATACTTTGCATAAACGTTCCTATCATTCCCATTGAGTAGCCTCAATCAGATTTAATTTTGTTGTCATACAATGTCATAAAAATTACTACCCTTCCGGTAAGTCATCCCACGTCTCTATATCGGGAACATTCTCAACTCCTGGCATAAATTGATTCACATAACATACCAGGTCATAAGCATGACAAGCTATAATCTGACGAAGCGTTTCCCTCACATCAGCAACTTCCCTGCTACTTCGTAAGAAATCATACATCTCTTGCTCAACCAGTTTTGCATATCCCCGAAATTGTGTATCCCGGTTACTCATGAAGCATATCCTCTATAGTTCCTAATAGCATCGGCTGTATCATATTCTGACTCACCTAACGCCATGCCGCTATCCAGGTACATGCAGACGTACCTGGAGGTGTCCATACTGTGGTCATTCGTCTTTACAGGGACTTCCCTCACAGGCTGCCCATCCTTCGACTTCGGCCACACGTACTCGTTAATCTCTCCCTCGAACCACACGGGTTGATGGGCCGCGTCTCGCAATTCATCACGATCGCGGAGCGCGTATTCGTAGACGTAAAAACGTGGTCGACCATCTCCCTGGATCTGTAACCTCGAGGTCATGCCTTTGATGCCAGTTGAAAGCGCGTTCTCAGCGCCGACCGTTGGAAGTCCTGCCTCGTTGAACTTGCGAATATCCGCAGGCTCTGATGGGTCGGCAATCCATTGCTCTACATGGAACTCTTGATCTAATTCCTTAGCACGGGCCACCCACCAATCAGTTGTCCGTTGTGTGCGATACAGTTCTGCCAGCAGGTAGTTGCGTCCGTCTCCATCAATGCCGTGAACCTGGAGTACCCCGGGATTGGTAAAGCCCCAATCGACGCCGCCGACGATATGTCGGATCACCTGGCGGTTGAGTGTGCCGTCGGTGTAGAAGACTTCCCTGGCCTTGAGTTGCTTCTCAGTGACGAGATGAATACTTGGATCCCAAATACCGTACACCATACCCTCTGCCGCTGCCCACTTTCCACCAAATAACCGATCTTTACGCACGCCTGTTAATCGTTCAAGGTCAGCCATCTGTTCAGAAGTAATACTAGGGTTATCCTCAAAGCGAGCATGAAGCATAAGAGTGTCGCCACGATCACATCGACGTTTAAGCCAATGTTGAGGATATGATGGATTACAATCAGCAAGTAACTGCTGGTAAGGCATAACCATCCATCGCTTGCGAATAGATAATATTTCCCAATCTTCTTCAGTAAGTTCAGTCGCTTCCATGACATAGATCATGTCCCATTCACTCGACATAACTTTAGAAGGTTTATCCATACCTCCGACAGCGATGATAGATCCATTTGGATAGCGATATTCCTGATGTTCAGGGGAGAAATAAATTTTCCACTGATGTTTGCGAGCGTCTACTCTACTTTCTGCAAGATGCCCTTCAGGAAGCACCTTACGCTCATAAGTAACCATCGCGCTCTGAGTGATACTCTCCCGTGTCTTGCGAACAATAATCATGCGGGCACCAGGATACTTCACAGCACAATAATGAAGTTTCTCTAAAGCACCACGAGATTTTCCAGAGTTTGCTGGCCCACAACTCAATACCTCGCTACGACGTGAGCGCAACATCTGCCGTGCAGCACCGAATGGAGAATAAGGACGGCGTTCTACTGGACGAGATAACACCATTTCATAGGCGCGGCGTTCTGCTGGACGGGAGAGGACAGCGGTAGTCACTCCTTGTTTCCCTCCTTATCCAAGAATTCACCGTAAAGTTCGCGGCGGTGGCGGTTCTCGCCTATTTGCCTAAGCATAGCTTCATATCGACTACGATGAGAGGGGGAAATATCAGCAAAGCGGGCAATCTGCCAATGTTCGCTCAAGATGAGTGATGCATCCGTTTCAGCAAGACGCGCAATGACAACTTCTAGACGCTCACTCTGCCCAACTAAGGTCATACCTACATAGGAGGTATATTGATTCTGCCAGAGAGTGATACGGGCATCTTGCCCATGTAAGACTGACCAATCTCCATAGATACCAAACTCCTGGCTTGCGGCTACTAAGGCTTCAATCAATTTCACGGCTCAAGGACCTCCTCTTCGGAAAAGGCATCCTGGAATACCTGCGGAACGGATACACGGTCAAACTCGCCCCAGTCACACAGGAGGTGCTCCGCTTCTAAAGTAAGTGCTATCGTCGAAATGCCTTGCGTCAAGGTGATGACAATCCGCGCCCTGCAGGATGGGCAAAATAAGATGGCCTGAAGAGGAGACGGTTCAGACTGCTGCATTCTCACATGGCACTTCGGACAATCCATTATAACCTCTCTTTCACTTTTGTGTAGTAGTAGTCTTAAGAGCCGCCATGCGCTCCTGCCAGCGGTTCCTACTTTCCTGTAATTGATTGGCATCAGGACAATACCACTTGCCCGCAATACAAAGTAAGCAATGCGCCAGGTGAACCTCAAGCTGATAGCAAAGATGTTCATACATGCAGTACGCCTGCGCATAGGTTATCTCATCTCCCTCCTCGCTCATCTTATACCTTGCCCTCCAGAATATCATTCCAATGACAGAGGACATCCTCAAGGGTGAAGCCCTGCGCTTGTGCTATGCGGAGCACGATGGTAAGGAAGTCAAGCGGTTTCTTGTGTAGCTCGTCTCTATCCATGCGTTCTCCATATGCCGCAAGCAAGTGCAGCATAGCTTGCTCGACCAAAGGTGTATTGATAGGTCGTGTTACCTGTTCGCTCATTATTTACGGCTCCTCTTCACTGTAGTATGCGCTCGGCGCGGGCTGTAGCGCCTGCGTGCTATCCGTCGCCTGGGTTTCTTCGGTCGCTTGCGTGCTAACTGGCGCATGCTCTCCTCCTCTTTTCTTGTGCCACTCATCAAGAAGGCCCTGGATACGCGGGCTTTTCACTTCGGCGGCTACCTGCACAAGTTCCATGCCGTATTCATTGATTGCTGGCAATTGCGTGAGGTCGATACCGGGCTTCAAGCGGAGCGGCGTATCGAAACATTTCCAGCTATCCTTAATGACGTGTTGAGGCCGATGATAGCGGCGTTTTGTAGTAACGACACCGGGCCACATGCGTTCAAGTGAACGGGCCATTTTCAAGCGCCCATCTCCTTGATAGAGGTCAGTCGTATTCCCACCTTTGACCTTCATGGTCTGGATTTTATGCACCATGAAGGTATTTAAGAGAACCGTACACCATCCCGCGGCGAGGACTTGCAAGCATATGTCTGTGTCATCATTGTAGGCTAAACGCCAACGGAATGGGATGGAGTTCAAGGTGAGCGAGCAAGAATAGACATGGCAATTGACCACAAAGGGAACGCGCTTTTGACCATCCGGCATAAACGCCTCATAATTGAGTCCTGAGATAGCGATATTCTCATAGCGGTCGGTAAAATCCTCACACACCTGCAAAGCAATGCCCGGCTCACAATAGACGCGCTTTTGATGGTAGTAGCGCCGAAAATAGTCCATATTATCATCAAGTTGCCAATGCCGTTCTGTACCGCTTGCTGTTGCATGATCTTTGATCCAATTACGCACTGCAATGAGTCCCCCATTCTCAATACCCCATTGTTGACAAAAAGTACGTCGTACCTGATCATCACCACTCCAGGGTAACACCAGAAAATGGGCATCAGGGAACTTTGCCCGATAGAGAGCTTCCTCTTGTGGCTCGACCACGAGAGAAAAAGGAACTCCATACTTTACGAGGCAACGCGCCGTTTGACAGGCATGCGAGCGGCCTTTACTTGGAATATAGACAGGGTAGCGTGGAAGAATACGCCCAGTCATGCCTCACCTATCTCCTCTTTCTTGACGCTGGAAAAGAGGATGGAGGTGTTATCATCATTTTCCCTGACCGGCCACCAGAAAGACTTCTTTGCCCCTTTCATGGCGGTTTTGCCCATACCAAGATGAAGCATACGACAAAATGCTTGACAATCTTCCTCACAAGCAAAGTTAATCATGATTTGAATCTGGTCTTTTCCCTCATCATACTCAGGAAGTCCTACCCATTGCGCTGCCGCATCCAGGTCAGCAATCTCTAATTCTGGTCGTGTGACCATAACGAGGTTCGCCAGCATCATGTCATCATAGCCGGTACCGAGCAGTCCCACTTCAGACTCTTTCAGTTCGCGCAGTAACTCGGTCAGGAGCCTATCGTCATTTTCGGCCAGGTGACTAATCTCGTTATCGGCTATAAGGAGCTTGATGGCGCGGGGGTCGCCTGGCCCGAATGGCGCGCGGTAGACTGGGGCCGTGCTATACCCGGCCCTACGCGCTGCTATAGCAACTCCCCGGCCCGCAAGGATAGTTCCTTCACTCGCAATCACAATATTGCGGTAGATACCGTTGGCACGAATACTTTCTACCAGGTGCTCTATCTCGTCTTCAGGATGTGAGCGGTAGTTGCGCGGGTGCGGTTTGAGTTGGTCGAGGGCTATTTCTTCAAGGACGAGAGAGGTGCTATTTTCAATCACGGCTCGCTGCCCTCCTCATCTTCCGACAAGTTAATATACTCCTTTGGCAGCACAGTGATACTCATATCCCCCTCTATACGCTCGGTTGCCGCTCCTCTCGCCAGGCGTTCCAACTCGTAGGACGTGCGCATAAGAGAGACGGCCTGGGCCATTGTGGTGCCTGGGTCGTCCAAATGAACATTGATGTACTCTATCGCCCGGTAGAGCGAGGCTCGTCCATAGTCGGCGTGGCGCTTATCCATCTGATCAAGCTCCTCTTGCCGCCGTTTGCGCCGCTCCTCAAGTTGTATGCGCTCATAGTCCTTGATGCGCTGCTGCCAATTATAATCACTCGACCACTGTTTCAAGGTTGAGAGGTTGGGGATATACTTCTTGCCTTTCCGGTTGTGTTTAGTTGGTTCCGGTTGGTTCTTATACCATTCAACTAGACGCGGAAGTGTGCGCCCATCACCGAGCAGTTCATAGTTTGCATAGGCCCGCGCTGCCTTTGCGCTTTCAGGTGGAACTTTTTTGAAGAGGCCGGGAAACATGACCTGAGCAACGTTGTATTGTGGAGTAGGATTATTGGCTACCATCTTTTCGTTGCTCCACTAGCGTTCCGCAACGGGGAACTCTTTTGACCTCATCAACACGCGCCGTTGTTCCCGGCGGCACGCTACCCATCCAGGTAATTGAAGGAGCGTACTCTTCCCCTTCTACCCATGCCCGTCTATCCTCATCATAAGTAACAAGCGGTTGTGTATCCTCTCCTCGTGGTTCCCACACTTCCAGATACGGCCCATGCCCAAGCTGGCGCATAAGCCATTGATAGAGGTAGACGGTAGCGACTCCTCCTAAGTAGCCGACGAGGAGTGCGAGCAAGTAGAGTCCCATCATGCGCGTGCCGTGCTTTCTTTATGTGTGACCGATCTTGAGATAAGCATAGCATACAATCGAGAGTTATGTAAAGTAGGACATGACAAAAAGAGGCCAGTGAGTAGGGGTTACTCACCGGCTTGAGTGGATTTATGAGCTACTGAAAAGTTACACTTTCTTCCTAAGAACTGGGAACTCATGTAGTTCAGTAATATAATCTTCTGGCATCGCTGTATCGACACCAAAAATGTGAATGTCTTCACGATGTATATGTGCCTTCTTTGGCGTTGTAACTTCCTCTAATTCCCATATGATACGCCCAGATTGAAGATAAGCCCGTAAAGGTCTACACATTCCGAAAGGCGTTTCTACTTGCCAGTTAGGGTCAAATTGCTGCTGATGTTCGATGTTGCGTATTGTTCCCTGAGCAGCTTCTTCAGTAAAAAGTTCTCCATCCCAGGCAGGATGAATACCTATAGGAGCATTATCACCGTAGTATCCAAGAATGCAATAGTGTTTTACTGCCATTATATTACCTTCCTTACTTTTTGTTGGCGACTTTCTTCTTGCGCTCGGCCAACCCCTTGCGCATCTTCTCTACATCTGGGGCACTCATATCCTCATCATGGACAGCTTTCCCCAGTATCTCGACCTTGAGGGCTTCCCAACTTGCCAGGTCGGTAATGAGCCCCAGGTCGCGGGCGTAGATGTACATTTCTTGCAGGGCACCCAAGAGCGGGGAAGGGGCAGACTCGTTCTGTGGAACAACTGAGAGGTTCCCCTTCTGTGTCACTTTGGTATTAGCAGGCGCGTTTTGTGTCAGTGCAGGATCAAGGTCTTCTTCTGGCTCGCTATCCAAAGCAAGCTCAGTCGAAACGCCGAAGTCACGAGCAGCTCTCGCTTTGGCTGCTGTCTCAACCTTATCAAGTGCTGAGAGAAGTCCTTGCTTCATCGAGGAGGCCCGCATGTCTGACTCTTCGTACGTCTTGCCATCATAGATGACGGCTTTAATGATAACGAAATTGTGCTCCTGGTCCATATACTCAATCTTGGACTCAATCGTGATGTGAGGATGGCGGTATCTGAGTTCATAGAGACGCCAGGCTGCGGGGTAGTATTCCTTCTGCTGTCCATCGCGGCCTTTGATCTGGATGAGATGTTCGTGAGCATTGTAAGTTTGTTGTTGAGTCATGATATCCTCCTATTATACTTTCAAGTACCGTTCGATGTTTTGTTTCGGCATCAGGTAGGCCACGATGCCATTGATGGCTGAGACTCGTACCGGCCTCTCATGGCCGCTTGTCTCGAATAAGAAACCCTTCAACGCGTCTAGGTCGGGGTTAAGCATATCCATCATACGCTTAGGAATGTAGATAGCCCATACCTCTTCCTGAAGATTGTAGACCGCGAGCTTGCGAGAGAGGGTACCTGGCTTATTCGTGGCTCCTGGTATCTCTAAGAGGAAGGGTGTCAAGGTTAGAACATAGTTCTCATTCGTCTTACCCCAACTACGGAAGAAGACCTCGATATCCGGTCCGCCCTCCTCAGCTATCTTATTCTGAGAATGGAAGGTGGACCGCTGCCAATTATCAGCAAATACCGTGAAGGGGAAAAGATCAGGCGATACAGGGACGTTTACCGCCAGCATTCCATCACTGATATACAGAGAGCCGTCCTCGCGCCTCTGTACGCGGATGTCGCGCTCTTTGTGCATAGCCTTGAAATAGGCTGTAACAAACTTCAAATTTAATTGGCTGCTAATGTGTTGGGTAACAAGGGTCATGATGTGTGGTTCCTTTCTTTGTGGCGGGCGGATAGCCCGCCACGGCGATAATTACTTGATGGTAGCGAACAATAATTGTGTAGGCAATTTCCAATCATCAGCCGCTTTCCTTAGCGCTTGTGTCTCGGTCTGTGCTGGATAAGTACCAAGTGGAAGAGGACGAGCTATCTTTTCACCTCTCCTCCAATACTTCATACTGGCATACACCTGCACTACCTGGAAATTAACCTCAGTCATTTCTGCTTGTGTCTCTTCTGTCATTTTTGTATCCTCCTGATATTCTTGACTACACATATAATCTTCAATGTGAGCGAGAAGATCACCCTCTCGCTCGCTCAGCCACTTGTCTATCTAGGCCACCATGCAGGGGTCATACTCTGCAACAAAGGCCGCTCGCTTCTCTGCTTCTCTCTTCGCCTTGATCGCTTCATAGCGCGGGCGAAGCTGCTTGAGGTGGTAGCATTCACCGTATGCCGGGCAAGTGCAGGAGCCATGCCCACGATCGAAGCAAGTGTTATACTTATCTACATTGTTTGAAGATTGAACCTTGAAGCATACCCGATCAATCTTGTTAAATACCCACGTCTGAATAACTTGGACCCGCTTGAGTGTGGTGACTTTCTGCATCTCTGTGACCTTTCTGATCGCGCTCGTGAGAGGGTTTACGGTGTCCTCTCATTGATATAATTATATCACATATGTGATGAAAATACTACCCCAAAAGGCACCAAAATGGGGCAATTTTATAGCAGTTTTGTAATATCCTTATAGGCTTCGAGCCCATGCACGGCTTTATAGATAGACAGAGGTGAAACGCTATAGATTTTTGCAAGTTGAGGAAAAGAAGTCTGCCCTAATTGATACTGAGCGCGTATCTGTATGACTTGCTGATCTGTTAAGGCGCGACTACGTGGGCGGCGATGTATGTTTCCTTTATGTATCTGCTCTTGCATAGTAAGATACCCATGATCTTTACTTGAAAGAACCTCCAGGTTTTCGCGCATATTATTGGTGATATCACCATCGATATGGTGGCAATCTTGCCCCGGCTCTAGTTGTATCCCATAGTGTTGAAGCACCCAGGAATGCACAGTCACATGATCTTTCCCTGTTCGTCTATTTCCTGAGAAAAAGATATTTGTCGGTGTATCCATACAAGGGTAAGGAATGCCATCTTTCCGTGTTTTCGGATTCCGCTGAGACTTCCCAAAGTACCCATAAAGAACTGATTTCTTCCCCAATTCATTCAGAAATTGGCCCACAAGGTGTGCATCAAGTTGAAAGGAGGGAACAAAGCGTTTCAGGTTTTTTTGCTGAGAGATATGGAGAGCCTCTTTATATTCCTCCTTATCTGCTTGCCGTGCGAACTTCACCACTTCTCTTTTGGTAGCAGTAGAACGAGGTAAGTTATAGGTACGCTCATACTGTGAAATGATCTGTTCAACCCGCTGGCGTGAGATGCTATAGGTACTAGCTATATCTTCAAAGGTAGCGCCATTGAGACGAAGATTACGAAATTTCTCTGCTCTCTGTTGTGCTTCTTGCTTTTTCATCACTGTTCCCTTACTTGACTTTTTCATCACACATGAGTACAATCATATTATAGCACAAATGTGATGAAAGTTACAATAGTACACACATGTGATAGAATGGAGGTTCGATGATGTCCCTTAGAGAAATTGGAAATGAGATACCGATGCGCTTAACCGAATTTATTGATGAGCACGGGGTCAAGTGGATCACTCCCCATCGAGTTGCTGAGATATGGAATGAGCGGGTAGTTAATGAATACAACAAGGATAGAACATATCAGAACTATACCCGCTTCTCAGTAGTACACCGCGCCGACCTGAGAAAAGAAGGGGATTCTATCATCCTGCCAGGCGGGAGGCTCTACCGTGAAGAAAGAATCCGGAATATACCCTTACGCCCCCATCCTCAATGGAGAGAAGAAAGAAAAAAGGTAGAAAAAGCAATTTCCTAGAAATCACGGAATTATGTTGAAATTAGTGCCTTTTGGGGTAGTATTTTCATCACATATGTGATATAATTCTTATGTAAGATGAAACATGAAACAGCCGGAAGGAAGCAAAGAAATGACAAAGTTTAACCCCTGGAAGAAGGAAATAGCCTATCTTCAAACCGTAAATAAAGCTATTAGCATGGGATATCCCTTTTACGTCTACCGCACAGTTGATGGAAAAGTCGCCAAGTATGAAATTGCTGTCATGGGCATCAATCTTGAAACTGGACAATTGACGCTCTCGTGGGATCTGCCAGATTATTCTTTTGATGGCAGCAATGCCTCAAAGCTTGATCTGCAAATGATCACACAGCAAGCCCAACAGTATCAGAAGCAAGCTCTTGCCGCAAAGAAGTAATCTAGTGGCCCGCCGGAGCCTATCCGGCAGAGGAGAAACGAAGATGACAAATACAGCACTTGACAGACAAGCAGCAGCGATGGAGCGTCAGCAATCTACTCATTATAACAAGGGTATCATTGCCGGTCATCATGTGAGCAAGCGACAAGCCAGCTACCTCAAAACACATACTCGTTGTACAAAGGGGCATGGCTGGACAGTCAAAGGTGAGTCTGGCAGTTGCGCCAGGTGTGAGAAGGAGAACTAAGATGATTATTGAAGTGGGTACCAAACGAAAAATAGTACGAACTTGTTTATACTGCCAGCGGGAGTATACTTGTTGGAACTTTTCTGATGAGCCCGACGGTCTCTGCTCAGAAAAGTGTGAAAAGGCTTTAGAGAGACTTTACTTACTCCCTGCTGAAGAAGATGGACAACAGGCCTGGAATGATCTCCAATCCGTTCCGGCCTATGTCGAGAGGCAACAATCATGATTATTAATAATGACGGTCTGACAGCAGACCAGATCATGCGGGCGGTTCCATCCGTGTTCGCAAGTGAACCGCACGAGTCCCGTTCTAGCCGCTACCTCTATATCCCCACCGGGGATATCCTGGCCGGACTCTACAAAGAAGGGTTTGTTCCGACCAGCGTTATGCAAGCCCGTTCGCGCAGAGAAGACCGTAAAGCCTACACCAAGCACCTCATTCGGTTGCGTACCATGAATGACCTGGGGAGTAACCACCCGGATGTGCATGAGATTGTCCTCGTCAACTCGCACGATGGTAGCTCGTCCTACCAGTTGATGAGCGGCATTTTCCGCATGGTGTGTAGCAACGGATCCATCGTTGGGAACTTCGATGATACCTTGAAGGTACTGCACAAAGGCAACCTCCTTGATAATGTGATTGAAGGCACTGTTCGCATCGTCGAAGGTTCGGCGAAGGTCATGGGGATTGTCGAGGAAATGAAGGACATCCCTCTCTCGCAGGACGAGAAAATGCTCCTGAGTGAGTACGTGATGAAGGCCCGCTTTGAGGGTGATAATGAGGACGAGCAACCCAAAGCAGTTGTGCCCTATCAGCCACAGGACTTCTTGCAGGTACGTCACCGCGAGGATCGCGGTCATAGTGACCTCTATACGACCTTCCAGGTGATGCAAGAGAACCACATTCGGGGCGGTGTCTCCCGCCGGGATAACAAGGGACAGAAGCACACGACGCGGGAGGTGAAGAGTATTGATACGAATGTCAAGGTAAATCGACTTCTCTGGCAGTTTGCCGAGAAGATGAGAGAATTGAAAAGTTCCTAGCAGTATCCGGGTAGGTGAGTTTTTTCACCTACCCCAACAGGAGGACATCATGACGAGACATGCTATCCCAGTCTGCCCGATCTGCGGCGCAACGCTACCGCACAGTAACCCGATGAGTTGGCAGTTCCATGACCAGCAGGAACAGAAGCACTACTTCGATGAAGCCGTAAGACGAGCAGCAACGCTAGGCAGGCCATTTGAAGAGTCTGAAGTATTCGCCTTCATCTGGGATGAGGGCATTGAACTGACGCCGACAATGGATGAGCGTTTTATGTTAGTTAAGGAGGCGACGGGCACGACTCGACGCTTATGGGGACTCAAGGCCCAGGAAATAACCAATGAATCATCAAACAGCATTAACCTATGAAGGAAAGAGAAGCGAGATTGTCCTGGCTCGTGACAAGTCGCCAGATTGTACCGGCACACTTGACCCTGATGGAAGCGGGTTTTGGGATGATGTCGCATGGAAGATTTACAAGTGCAGGGGCTGTGGTCAGCGTATTGCCACCGTTGGTGGTAGTCAGCACTGGTGGAATTATATTCTAGGAGAAGAAAAGTCATGAGACTTGAAGATTTTATCAGGTATGAGAGGGCCACCGGGAAGTGGCAAACGAAGTGGACCGCCCGCTTAGGGGAAGTATCCGCGGCTGGCGACTCACGAGAGGACGCTACCCGCAACCTGTTCACTCTCGTCCGCGAGGGCATGGAAGGCTCCTATGACCCGGTGGTAATCGCCTTTATGGGATGGGTTGCCCACATCTGGCGCAACCCTCTAGGTGATTGGTGCTATGCCATACGTGGGGCAGGTTTCAATGGCCGCCTGGATCGCAATAGCGTTCTGATTGGTGACTATGAGGAGACGATACGCTGCGCCCGCAAGCACCTGGCCGACTATGTGTATGATGGTGTGAGTGTTTTCTCGCATCCAGAGGAAGCCGCTGAAATTATCCTTGATGAGGGCGACCGGCGCGAGTTCATCAGTCGGTGCTATCGTACGAAGCGCGCAGGCGAGCGTGTCTGAGCACGGACTGGACTGGCAGACGGCCAGCCAGGTTGAGGATGGACTAAGACCTTATCCTAAAAGAGAGGAGGTAAACTTGTGAACACATTCGAGATTTTCTATGAGAATGCAGATACCGATGAGCTACGCCGGTTGCTCGGAACTATCAACGCGGATTCGATGGGTGAAGCACTGCATAAGGCAAGTCAGTATTGGGAAATTCCCTCGTACGATCTTGTAGCAATTCAAGTTGTGAATAAGTGAGCAGTTTTATTGTCGAGGTAGACTAGCGTCTACCCGCGTTCGGGGGAATATTTTTATGGTCACACAAAACGACACGTCACCACGAGAGGAGCGTTTCCTGGCGCTCTATGACACGTACCGCGCCGATCTCTTCACTTTCCTCCTCATTCGCGTGAGGGATAGAGAAGAGGCAGAGGACCTCTTGCAAATTCTCTTTATGCGCCTCTGGTGCAACCTCGGAGATGGCCAGGAGAAGTCCAAGCTCTACCTCTTCATGATCGCACGCAATTTAGTTATTGATTATTTCCGCAAGCAAAGGCATCGGATGCATCTCTCCCTGGAAACGGAGAGCGAAAAGGGGACGGAGCTGATGCACGACCCACTTGACCCGGCGGAATTGGCAGAAGACAAGGTGTTACGTGAGGAGAGAGCGAGAGAACTTCACGCGTCAATCGCTGCTATCCTTACACCAGAAGAGCAGCAAAGCATAGGACTCTCGATGCAAGGCTATCGTCCGCACGAGGTGAGCGCGTCCCTCGGTGTGACGCTCGGTGCATTGAAGACGCGCAAGTATCGCGCGAAACAAAAGCTACAAGCACATGCAGAACTGCTGCATAGTGCATAGATTGACATTTTCCATATTTCATGGTAAATATCGTGTATAAGATGTTTTTCAAGCAAAGGGAGGAACCATGACCACCATTGACCGACCACCACTGAGCGACCTCGTAGTTACCGCGCTCGAAATCGTCCAGTCCACCGACCCGGTGACTGATGGCTATCTGACTCGCTCGGATGTGGAACCCGAGGTTTCGATGAACCAGGAGGGGATATTCATCATCCGACTTCGCAACCAGGGCAAGTATGGCGAGTTCGATATTCCCTATATCCAGAGCCAGGTGATCTACCAGTGCCAGAACCTTATAGCCGTCCTGGTGGCCTATCATGGCACGGAGGCCTACGGTCGCAAGTCTGATAGACGCGTCTCTAAAGGTCAGTTTTGGCGCTTCTATCTGGAGATTGAGGAAGGGTACTTCCGCCGGGTCAATTGGCAGCAGTTGACTGAGGAAAACCAGGCGCGTATTCATATGGCCTGGTTTAATCTTGAGTCAGAATGGATGAAAGAGCCGGGTAAGCTCAAAGGGGATAGGCAACCTGCAAGTAAAGTCACCTTCACGACCTATAAAGTGGTCGAGGTGCGCGATGGCCAGTACTTCAGCCTCTTCAAGCCCGATGAGGAGTATATTCTGGGCCAGGAAAAGAAGCAAGCGGCTAAACCTGGACACAAAGGAGGATACTTCTCCTTCCCTGATATAGGCCTAGCCCAACAACTCGTTACACATCGCTATGATGCACAGCTCGCTATCCTTGAGTGCGAGATACGCGGGCGCATCATCCGCTACGGTGAGCGCAAGTGGGCCAGCACCTACCTCTTGCCCATGCGCGAGCTGGCCCGCTATCCATAGTATGCAGTTTCTCACATTCACCACAGCGTTCTCTCATCTTTCCCCATAATCGAGAAAGATGAGAGAATTGTAATCTTTCCCCATTGACAGAGGGAGGAGGATGCACGTAAAATATCTCATGTTGCCTATCCCCCGGCAGCGCAAAGGTACACGTTCGGAAAAGAGGCCGGTCGTCTGTTTTATGAGGAAACAGACGACCATTCCCTTGTGCCCACAAAAAAAGAGCGTCAGCCCGAAGAAAAGTCTGTCGCGGTCACACACGACGACACGTCACCACACGGGATAAGCCCTCCTTTGTTTACACGCCATAAATGTAGCATAGAGAACGGAAAATTGTCAAGAATATAGGAAAAAGTGATGATATCGGAATGTTTTGAAGATATTGCTTTTCTTTTGCTTTTGTGGTATACTATCCTTGTTCATGTGAACAAGAGATAGGAGGCGGTCATGATTGATATGGCACAAAAGAGATTGCTCATGTATCGTGTTGATGCTGGCTTTAATAGCCAGCAGGAGTTAGCCGAGGCAGCAGGACTTCATCTCAGTACGATCAATGCAGCAGAGACAGGAGGGCATCAACTGTCCTGGAAGTCAAAGCGCAAGATCGTCAATGCGCTGAAAGCGAGGGGGTTACAAGTAGAGGTTGAGGATATTGATTGGGGAACAAAATGAATAGCAGCCCTCCGCTAAGATAGCTGCTACTTTTTAAAAGATGAGTACCATTTTCCATAAGTCCCCACTTATGGAGGTAAGATGTTTCGCTCTTGAAGCTATAGCAAGTATAGCCGAAAACGGGCGAAAAAGCAAGGATAGAAATCTATGCAGAAATGGGTTATGCTTAGAGAGTCACGTCCAGTTTACATAATATTGTCACCACAGCAACAGAACAGAAGGGTCACACACCTATGGGTACGTACCGCATAATGTGCTGTCTTCATGAGGGAGGGCAGCAGTTAGAACGTCCGATCATTGTATGTCTCTGCGGAAGCACGCGTTTTAGTCAGGCTTTTCACGAAGCCAATTTGAGAGAGACACTCGCGGGGAAAATTGTTCTCTCGATTGGTTGCGACTTCAAGAGTGATACAGACTTGCTCCTTGCCGATGAACTTACCGTTGAGGATAAGCAGCGTCTAGACGAGCTGCACCTGCGTAAAATTGATCTTGCCGATGAAGTCCTTATCCTCAATGTAGGCGGTTATGTGGGCGAGTCTACTGCCAATGAAGCCTATTATGCAGCAAGTCAAGGCAAACGGGTCAGGTGGTTAGAAGGGGGTAGTCATGAGTAGTTTATTCGAGTCCGAAGTGTACCAGGCCAGGCGAGCTATCCCCTGGGCCGAGATAGACCTTGAGTATTTCCTGAGAGATTTAGCACGAGATAGCTATGATGTTCCGCAGCCCGTTTCCCTCTCGGTCATCTCCCGTCCCTCCGTCTCTTCACGCTTCTGGTGGGTGCTCACCTGGATAGGTGAGGATGGCGAGGAGAGGACGATGGCTGCCGCGACATTAGAGTTGTGTTTGTGGCGAGCCGCAGTGCGTGAGAAGCAGTTACGCGAGAAGAGCGAGCGGCGGAATATGCCGGGAAGCGAGGGCGTGTTATGATGAAGCCTCGTTTGCTCGACCTCTTCTGTGGAGCTGGTGGGGCAGCTCGCGGGTATATGGATGCTGGTTTCTACGTGGTAGGCGTAGATATCAAGCCACAACCGCGCTACTGCGGCAATAAATTTATCCAGGGCGATGCATTGACGTTCCCACTTGAAGGATATGACGCCTATCATGCCAGCCCACTCTGTCAGGGCTTTTCTCAGATGCTCAACTGGAATAAGCAGATCAAAGATACATACCCCAATTATATCGGCGTCATGCGAGAACGCTTTCTTGAGACGAAAAGACCGTATGTGATCGAAAATGTTGAAGGTGCCAGGGCAAGCATGATCAATCCTATTATGCTATGTGGACTGATGTTCGACCTGCACGTCTACCGGCATCGGCTCTTTGAGAGTAATGTGTTCCTCTTTGCGCATTCCCATATCAAGCATCGTGTAAAGGCTGCCAGGTCTGGGAAGATCGCGCAGCCCGGCGAGTTCTGGTGTCCAGTAGGAAACTTTGGACAAAAGGACAAGGCACAACGGGCAATGGGCATCAGCTGGATGAAAACCACAGGGAGCAAAGATAGAGAAATAGCACAGGCCATTCCCCCGGCCTATACTCTTTGGGTTGGTGGCTTCCTCTATGATGCCGTGATGGCCAGGCGGGAGGTGGCGATATGACACAAGCACAGGGGCCATTCGCCCAACTCCCCTATTCCTTATGGACATTTCCCGACCTTCTTCCACTTGAACGCTGGCTCTGTGCGACGATCATCCGTCTCTGCTGGAAGCCAGGGCCGCAAGCATTCTCCTATCGCACTATTGCCAAAGAGTCAGGTATTTCCATTGGTTCTCTTTGCCATTCCCCCCAACATGAAGGGATGATACCGAAACTGGAACGCCTGAAACTGATTAAAACCTATAAGCCAGTCGATGACGACAAAAAGATCAAAAAGGGCATCGGCTTTCTTGTGGAACCGACTGACCTCCTCTGGCAACTCAATCACCAGGAACAAGGTGCTTACTCAGTAAGCACCTCTAAGCCAGAGTCAACAGGGGAAGGTGCTTACTCAGTAAACGCCACTGCTTACCTACTAAGCACCGGTGATTATTCAGTAAGCACCAGTGCTCAATCAGTAAGCACTAAAAGGGGTGTCACGCAAGGCCAGAAGCACGATGAGAAGCCCCCTATATATATAGATAGTATAGATAGTAATATATCTCTTGTTGTTTCTGCTCACGCAGAAAGCGACGGGGGTGCTTCTTTTCTTTCTTCTCTCTCTCAGTTTGATGATACCCTACAAGAAGTCCAAAACGGGCAAGCTCCTCTATACACGTCCTGCATACCACCTGGACATGAAGAGGAGCCTGTGAAGTCGGCAGGTGACAGCGAAAAGCCTGCTCCTTCTGCCGCTAATGATACCACGCCGTTACAGGAAACGCCTACACAAGTTGTACACATACAGACTACGAAACCAGCCCCACCTACTAAGACGCATGAACAGGACGAACTTAAAATCCGGCGTAAGATCAAAGAATGCCCGCCTGAAATCCAGGCCAGGCGGCGCAAGTGGCAGGCATACTTCAACCAGCGGCGAGGAGGTGAATTGCTCCCGACTAAAGGGGAATGTATTGGCGAGTCAAACGCTATTGCTTCCCTCGTTGATAAGTTCAGTGATGCCGAACTCGAGGTGATAGATACCTTCGTGCTCGCTGAAATATTCCCCTTTAAAGTTCCTGCCAATAAACACAAGTTAGGAGGGTGCGCACTCCTCAAAGAGTCGCAAAACGCCCGTGAAGTCCTCAAAGATCGCTTGAAATGGCCGGGGCAGGTCATTGTGCCGGTTGAGGAGCCGAAAATCGTGGGATGGACGCCGGTGAGGCAGATATACCCACCCAAGGGGGTAACGGTGACGTATGGATAAGCTGACGAAGTGGGAAATAATGACGAAACGCCAGAAGACGGAATGTATTGTGCAAGATGTGATGGGCTGGACGTATTTTTCCGTCTGGGATATCATGCATACCGCTCGTTGGGCATTAGAACATAATGACTCTATGACCTATCCTTATGCATTCTGGAATAATCAACTTGAGGGGGTGTGTGTCTTCTATCATGAAGATGAAGATGCACTTCTCTTCAATCCACTTGAAAGTATGAGCGATGCATGGCAGGTAGTACGCAGGATAAACAATCCGTATCCTGATCACGCGCGCCCCGGTTATGCAGAGTATTCACGCTTTATTGATGTATTAGAGAAGATCATCGGCTCTAACATGTTCTATGATCTCTTCTACTGCGATAAAGACGGTGATCACCTAACACCTGAACGTATCTGCCTTGCAGCCCTGGAAGCTATAGGAGTTGATTATTATGGATAAGCTTCTCCCTCAGAACATCGAGGCTGAGTGTGGCGTCCTTGGCAGTATCATCATCGACCCGGAAGCTATCGTGCAGGTAGCCGACTTCCTCCGCCCCGATGACTTCTACCGGGATAGTCACCGCATCATCTTCGAGGTGGTTGAGAGGTGCTATGAGCGTGGCGAGCCTGCCGACTTCATCACGATCTGCGACGAGTTGGAACGCTCCAATAAATTGGAATATATCGGCGGTGCCAGCTACATCACTTCGCTCATCAACGAGGTACCGACCTCCGGCAATGTCGAGTACTATGGGCGCATCGTGGAACGAACGTCAATCCTACGTCATCTCATTGAGGCAGCAGGCAAGATAGCAAGACTTGCCTCCGATAATGAGGTGGCAACTGAAGAGGCTATAGAGAAATCACAGACGCTCCTCTATGACATCGCTCAGCGGCGCAAGGTGGACCGTCTTACCTCGCACCGCGAAGGGCTATCTGAGTACATGGAAACATTGTCTGATCTTTGCGACAGAAGAGAAGAGGGGATAACCATTACCGGCATTCCAACTGGCTTTTCAAAGATGGACACAATGACCGGTGGCCTGCAGCGTGGTGATCTTGTGGTGTATGCTGCTCGGCCATCGGTAGGCAAATCTAGCCTCGCCCTGAACATCGCTAAGAACGTGATCCAGGCAGGCTATAATGCGCTTTTCTTCTCACTTGAGATGAGTAAAGAGCAATTATGGCAGCGCCTGCTCGCGGAAGCCACAGGGATTGACCAGGCACGTATGCGTATCGGCAATATCTATCACGAGACTATCCAGATGGGAACGACCTGCTACGATGGGGAATGGCCGCTTATTGTCGAGTGTCTAGGCAAATTAGTAGGCACAACGGGCACACTTATTGCTGATGACTCGTCAAGCCTTACTCCTCTTGATATGCGTACCCGTGCCCAGAAAGTACGAGCCCAAGTAGGACTTGATCTTATTATTGTGGACTATCTCCAATTAACGAAAACGACGCATGGCTCTAGGAATGGCGGGTATGAGAACCGCGTGCAGGAGATTAGTTCGATTACCAAGGACTTGAAGGCGCTGGCACGTGATTTAAATGTCCCAGTGCTGGCGCTGGCGCAACTCTCACGGGCTGCTGAGGGGATAGAGCCACAACTGCATCACTTGAAGGAAAGTGGCAGTATCGAGGAGGATAGCGATGTGGTAGGGCTCATGTGGTTGACTTCCGCGGCGCAGACGATACGCCTCATACCACGATCAGAGGGCCAGGAGGGGCATACCTACCCGGTAGAATGTAAGATAGCCAAGCAGCGCAAAGGGCCGGTTGGGCCGGTGCCGCTGCGCTTTGTGCCGTGGGTGACACGCTTTGAGGAGAGATGAGATGGATAGTCTCTTTGCATCATGTCAGTTCTGCGAGCAGATTGCTACAGCCTCGCGTGATATTCTCTCGAGTGATCGTGGTGAGTCAATAGTACGCACATATCAACTGTGTTCGTGGCATGATAGCTTCTATGGGTGGATGTATACCACTCTTGGCGAATCGGTAAAAACGAGAATGCAGATTCACGAAATGAAGGAAGGTAAGTCATGAGCGACATAACCCTATGGGGCGCATCCCTCCCGCCTGTCGAGGAACCAGCGCCAGCACCAGAGCACTCTGTCAATCCCTGCATTGATGCATACGGCAAAGGGCCAGAGGGCACGTGTTGTAGAACATGTGTCCACTTGTTAAGACTTGAATATCATAATAAAGTATATATCAAGTGCGAGCTTCGGAAGATCACACATGGCGCAGGCTCCGACCATCGAGCGAAATGGGACGCGTGCAAGCGCTATCAAGAGGGAGAAAGTACAGATGACAACAGGGGATACGATACCTATGACAATTGAGCGATTATGGGAAGTTGTGCGAGCAGTAGCCGACTCTGATTGTACCTATTATGATGATCTTGATATATATTGCATCTTCCAGTGCGATGGGCAAGATGACTATAAGGGCCATTTTACCCATACAGAGAACTGCCCGTCAATGAAAGCACGTGCAATCATAGAGCAAGCTAGATCGGGAAGAGAGGAGTAATGATGATCCAGAAAGGTGATATGGTACGCGTCAAGGTTGCAGGAATATTTCACGGGCAAGAGGTCAAAGTTGTCAATGTTGAGGGTAGGCGTCTACGCGGTAAAGAGAGACGGGCCTATAAACTTGCCACCACTTGGGACGGGATGATACGAGCCTCCTTTTTCTCTGAAGAGGAGATAGAACTGATTAAACAGGAAGGAGTAATCTCATGAAAACGATACTCATTCTCATTAGTTGCCTGTGCATCCTTGTCAGTTGTGGTAGCACCTCATCTAACCAGGGCACCGCCACCACACCGCAAGCAACGGACACCAAGAATACACCAACTTCGGCACCTGCTCAACACTTCAGGATAGGACAAATCGTCAATGTCGGCAGCACCTGGCAGATCACTATCACGAGCGCGAAGACATCCCCGCATGGACAGTATAGTCAGCCCCAACACGCGGGGAACGTCTTCTTGATATTTCAGGTGAGCGTCAAGAATATCTCCACGAGCGAACAGAACATCTCAAGTATAGCCAATTTTACCTTAACCGATGCATCAGGCCAGAAGTACACCAATAGCTATGATGACGAGGCCGGGGCAACACTCGACGGCAAGGTAGAGCCCGACTCCCCGCTCAAGGGAAGCCTGGTGTATGAAGTGCCAGGTGGGGTACATGATTTCAGGCTAGCGTTTGAGGCTGAGTTGATATCTGGCGGGCAGACGATATGGGATATTCACGTGTAGAGGAGCAAGACTATGCTGGACTGAGTGTTACTGGCTTATTCGTCTCTGAATATTGGAAAAGGAGACTGAGAGGATAAAATCCCCCGCCGCGGAACGGAGTGCAGCGACAAAGAAAGGTGAGCAAGTGATAACCTTTGAAGAAGTACGCCGTGACTTCGCTATACGACATCAATGGCAACTTGAGGAAGCGACATTCCAAGTACTCAATGAAACGACCTGGATAGCAAAGATTGTAGGGAAGCCTATCTTCCTCCTCGTCAAAAATGGACGGGAAGAATTTGCCTTAGCTGAGGAAACTCTTCCGGCTTTGCTTGAGTGGTGTCTTAAGAGAAGCGACAAAGAAAGGTGAGGTAGAGATGAGTGTCACACATAGCTATGCGAATTGGTGTCGTCACTATAGAGGATTAATGCAAGATACTTGCGCTGCTGGCGTGCGCTATGCTGATGTGAAAGACCCTCACCGTCAGGGATTAGAACAATATCCCTGCTTTAAGGATGTCGGTTGCCCAGAGCGCTGTGCTTCTGCTTCATTCCTCTCACCTCAAGAGGTAGCAGAGAAGGAACGGGAAGCCGGGGAAGCACTCAATCGCTACCTCACCAATATAGCGAATGACATTTGTCCTCACTGTGAACATTCCATAAAGGAAAAGAGACAAGTCGGACGATGCGTGTATGGCTACCCATGCGGGCATAGACTTTATCAGGGCACTCTCCCGAAAAAGGAAAAGACGTGGCAAGATCACCCGTATTTTCGGGAAAGCCCGTAATTGACGATTATTCTTTTTAATGGATAATTGTAGAGTTATGTCAAGAGGAGAAGAGGATGGCCAATCAATTTAGTTTCCAGATGACCGAGGAGTTCTTGCGAGGGTATGCCGACTATGTGAAGCTGTTACGAGAGAGTAATCCCGGCAAGTCCTACAAGGTGACGCTCTCAGTTGATCTTATCCCCGATGGCATTGGGTACGAGATCAGGGATGCTCCACAGATCACGGTAGATGAGGTAAAAGGAGATGAGTGAGAATATAGACGCATTCAAGCAACTTCTTCAGGATTGCTTAGAAGCCTATGAAATGTTGTCAACACAGATCACCGTTGCTCATCTCGACTATGAACTTGACGATGAGGAGCTATTTCAAGTCTTCTTTGCTCTCACAGATCGCTTCCGTGCGCTTGCTCCTGATTGGCCTGGTGTACTTCCATTGGAGACGCCGGAAGTGAAAGAGACAACGTGGCAGCGTTTACAGCGACTCCGGGGAGAGCAAACAGAATGAATATCGAACTATTTCTCATCCTATCCGCTGCCTACAACTATGCGCTTGAGAACGAGGATAATGAGCAGTTGCGTCAGTACATCGCGCACGGCATCGAGAGCTACATGCACAACCTGGATTATATGTATGATGGCGACAAGAAGGAGTGGACAGATAAAACCAGGTTGGAAGATATCGCCCGCCGCCGCACTGAAAGCGGGCGAAAGACGGGTGGGAGATACGTCGCGGGAAGAGACAAGGCAAGGAACAATGAACTTTAGAAAATTCTTATGGGTACCAGGCTCAACACGAACGTGGGCATGCCTCGAACTGATTTGTGAAAACCACAAGGTGACAATGAGTGAGCTAGTTGGGCGCATTCTTGAAGTGACAAGCACATCAGATGAGACGCTCCTTGAAGCGGTACTTCCCATTAGCAAAGTGCTGAATGAGGCAGAGTATAGAAGAGAAAAGGGAATGGTAGAGCGGTCAATTGAACGTCTGACACATCTTATGGAGCAACGAGGTAAGCAATGAACACACAAGCAATCGTCATGCTCTTGATAACTATTCTCATTTTAGGGTCCACTATCGCCCTTGGTATCAAGCAGGGGGTATTTGCTCGCTGGTGGCAAACCTTCCTATCCTGGGATTGGTACACGCGCATAGCAATGCTTGCTATAGCTCTTGCTAGCGCGGCTATTCTCACCTGGGGGATACATTGATGAATAGATCGCGCAAACGTTTCGGGGAGAAGAGGTAAATATTCATGGTAGCGGCCACCAGGCATAGATGACGAGGACTGCCAGGCCCGCGAGAACCAGGATACAGAGAATAGCCACGGCCATCTGTACGACGTGTTTCATGAGGACTCCTTATTTCGAGTTGATAGACAGAGTATAGCATGCTCTTGCTTTTTTTACAAAACTTTGTTAAACTTTCATAAGGGAGGACTTCATGACCACGTTACGTGACCTATGGATAAGTAAGAGGTTGACTTCAACAGAAGTAGCAGCTCGCGCCGGGATTAGTACACCGACCTTGTATAAGGCGAATAGAAAAGAAGTCATCGCCGAACGAAATCTCATCGCTATATGCCAGGTGCTCGGTATCTCTCGCGATGAGTACGAGGCGTTGGATGTGTGCCCGATGGCCGACCGCTACCGGCAGCCATGATGAGAGAGGAGCAATCAGATGAGTGAAGCGGAACAACAGGCGCTAGAACTTGCTAAAGAGCGTGTTCTAGCTGATATGCCCTACGTCCATGTAGATGAGGCGAGACTCTACCAGTATCACTACACAAGTAATCGCTTCTACATCGAGGTGGATGTTACCTCTCAGGACGAGGAGCAAGGAAGTGCGATGGTGCTTATCCGAGTATCGCGCCATGTGACCGGAATGCTTATCGCTATGCGGGTGACTATCGTGGAGAAGCAAAGAATGAGCATTGTAGAGAGGCAAGCAGATGAGTGAAGAAGTGGATTGTTTCTCTGATGCGCTCCTTGCTGATGTCGTTGCGGAAGGACAAGAAGCCCGTAGGGATATCCGGGGGGTGTATGACAATCCAGAGGAAGCCTGGATGGACGGGTGGGTTGCCGGATGGTTTGCTGGTCATTTCAAGCGAACCCCTGGTGAACCATTCACCGAACCTATCACCGAACCTATAAACGTTCTCTAGCGAACCGAGGCGAACCTATGCAACGTATTTTTATTCTCGGCCTGGCCTTTGTGGTCACACTTGCGGCATCTCTCGGCTTGTTTCTGTTCGCTTCTCTCTGGCCATACTTCTTTATCATCGGCAGAGTCACCACCGGCGTTGTTATCATCGGTTTGATATGCGCTGCCGTCCTCATAGTTTCGTTCACCTGGAGCAAGATTTGCAACTGGAATAACCGTCGCCGGGTGATCGCCGTTGGTGAGGTCGTGGTGTACCTCGCGCCGAATGGTTCGTTTACTCACCTCTCGGCACTCCATGAACAGGCCAAACTTCCGGCACCGAACTCGGTTGTCATCGATGAAGTGAAACCAGCCGATAAAGAGACGGTTATCGAACTCTGGCAAACGGGTATGTCGCTCAGAGACATCGAAGTGAAAACCGGAGTGTCTTACTACTATGTTCAGAAGTGGACGAGCGAAGCAAAGAAGAAAAGTGCGTGACAGATCGATAGATATTTGATAGATCGGCCAATCATGGGCGTGTAGTATGATAGAAAACCTATCGATATCATTGATTGAGGTCAATAATTTGACCGATTTTCACCTGTAAAATCCTGATTGATTGATGGCTGATCGGCTAAATCATAGAATGCCCTTCTTCGTATCGTCGGGGAAGGGGAGACACGTGAGGTACGTATATGCAGCAGACAGCACAAGCACAAATGACAGAGAGGTGGGCACGCCTGAAGAGCTTCGCTTCCCTCACCTGGTATGACTCACTCATTGAGTTCATCTTCCGTTTCGTAGCAAAAACGAGCGAACCCTTGCTCGCGCTCGGCATTGTGTATTCTGCTGCCGACATTCTTTCGCACGGCCATCTCAGCGGCAATAACCAGCTCGCCGCCGACCTTTGGGCGCTCACCCAGGCGACAGCCATCGAGTCATCGGGTGGTGTCGTACTTGTGTATGGGCTGACTTCGCTGAAGGAAAAGGACGAGGTGAAGGCCGGGTTATACTTTGTCCTCTCAGGACTTCTTGCGCTTGCCGGAGGAATCATGCTCTTTATGCAGCTCGCTGGATGGGAGCAACAACAGAATGATACCCCCTTTATGCTGGTTCTGTTCGGTCTCAGGTGCGTCGTTTCGGTTGGCTATATCTATCTCTGCCGTGCCAAACATATTCGCTTCTCGGATTTGAAGCGAACCGAAGCGAACCCCCCGGATGATGCGATCAAACAACTGACCGAACAGGTGGCACTCCTGGCAGCGAACATCGGACAGATTACTGCAACGGTCACTGAAGTCAAAACAACAGTGACTGAGATTACCGCGCAGGGTTCGCTTCTCCCCATGCATAGCAAACGAAGCGAACCCCTGCGAACTGAACCCACCGAACCCCTGCGTATTGTCGAGAGTGAAGCGAACGAGGGAAACAAGAAAGAACTTATCCGCAAACTCCTCGAAGCAAACCCCCAGGCAGCGCTCTCTGAAATTATGGAATATGCACAGTGCAAGAAAAGTTATGCGAGCACGACCCGTTCGCAAATACTCAAAGGTGAATAAGATGCTGATTGGTAGTATTTTTCTGCGTCATTCTCGTGTCGTTTTGCGAGATGTAGATGGGTCTGAGGTAGAGATACCAGCTGAAGATGCCTATCTCATCTATACCTATGTCATGGAACACCGTCAAGAAATCACTGAGATCATGCGCAGAGAAGTAGGGAAGATAGGGCAGGAAAAACGCAAATCCATAGATAAGAGAGACGAGCGATCCTAATCGAGTTGCTGCGCACTTCCAAATTGGTCTCCAAAATCCCTTGACATCACCACGATATCATGGTACTATAGTGATATCAGATAAATGATCTGAGAGATGAAAGACCTGAGTCAGCAGGAAAGGACATCAAAGAAATGAAGTTCCTCATTGAAACCGGCAAAGAGAGCCACACAACCTCATGGCAGTCCTGTCAAGCGAAATTTGTAGGCGGCGAACGTGATGGACAATTCCTCTATCAGAACAAGCCAGCGATTGTCTCTCAAGAATGGCTGAAAAACGACAAGCATGCAACCGTTGTGAAGACCGTCTTCGAGCTTCCCGAAGGGACTGACATCCTCATTGATTACAAGGGATATGAAGGGCCTGAGAAGTTCATCATTCGTTTAGATGAGTCTCAAGAAGTTCAGGAGTATGAGATTGGCACCTCTCGCCTACGCACGTATACGATGAAGGGTCGCTACACGATTGTGCGCGACCTCATTAATCAATCCGAGGATAGCCTGAAGAAATCCCAAGAAGAAGGTTTCTAAATGAGTAGGTTCCCTCTGCGTCTGCCTGATACCCTTCAGGCAGACATAGAGCGGCTAGCAACTGAGCATGGCCGCTCTATCAATCAAGAAATCGCCAGGGCGTGTGAAACCTGGGTGAACGAGCATCAAACCTGTAGTCTTTGTAGTGATAAGGCCGCCGTGTTTTGTCAGCTATGCAAGCCACCGGCCTGGTTCTGTAGTTTGCATTATATGCAGAAGCATGCACCAGATGAGGAGGAAAGTGATGAATCTTGAAAAGTATAAACTGATCGGTCTGGATGTCGATGGGAGCATGGTTACAACCAAGTCCGGTGCTACCTTCCGCAAGGATGCCGCCGATTGGAAGTGGCTGCCCGGTCGTGTTGAGAAGATACGCGACCTCATCGGACAGGGGAAGCGTGTAGTCGTCATCACCAATCAGGGTGGCGTGGCCTATGGCTTCATGAAGCAAGAGGACATCCTAGCTGAACTGCAAAAGATGTGCCGAGAAGTCGGGATACCAGCAAGTGGGTTGTATGTCTGTTATACCCATCCCAACGCAAAACTTCCACAGTACCGGATGGAAGATCATAGACGCAAGCCAGCGCCAGGGATGCTTATTGAAGCCATGAGTGACTTCGGGGCTGAGCCTGCTAAGACGTTGTATGTCGGTGATATGAAGGATGATGAGAAGGCCGCATTCAATGCGCATTGCGACTTCATACCCGCCCGCATCTTCTTCGACGATCCTCCGGCTATTGTCGCCCCGGTGACAGGATTTGTATAAGTAAGCCGCTTGCGCCGATGCGCGCGAGTACGGCAGTCTCGCCTCCCGTATCGGGAGGGAAGGATGAAGACAAAATGGAGTTTTGCGTCTATCCAGCGCAAGCTGGACACAACGGGTTTTTTGAAGAACTCATGCGGCGTCGTACTGCTGCCAATCTCGCATACTGCCGTCCAACACGGCATGATGGCAGTATCATTGTCTATCATGATATTCCCGTAGAAAATCAGCAGTTGATGCGGGAAGTCGCCCACGACTTTGGTTGGGGTACATCGGATGTTCTTCCAGTAGAAAATAAGTAGTCCCCCCATCCCTCTCTGCACGCGGGGAGGGTGCGAAAGGAAAAGAACGATCATGGCAACAGCACAACGGACATGTGTCCATGTCGAGCCTGGGCAGGTTTGCCCGTTTGAAGAGCAGCACAAAGAGTATGATAGGCTTTCAGCAAAGTTCGAGCAGGAGCAAGGCCAGCGGCTCTATAATCTCAATGATGAGCGGGCCACGATGGCCGCAGAGATTGAGTATGACCTCTTCTGTCCCGAATGTGGGCATGGCAATGGATGTGAGCATGGCGTGCCTATGGGGAGATGGTAATGAGAAGTATTCTCTGGTCGCAAATCCAGCAGGGAGAGAGCGAGATGCTCTCCCTGCTTCCCCAACTTATAATAAAAGCATGGGGGAACCGTGCAGGGTTGGAGCAATACTTGCACGGCCTTTACAAAGCCAGCCTTGAGTGCAAGTATCCGTCTGAGATTGGAGTGCTCCTCAAGCATCAGGCAGGGAATTGGTCGAAGTGGAAGTGGTTCTGGCATCATCAGGCAGAGCCAGGAGAGGATATCCTTGCAGAGCGATTGATGACCGCTCTACAAAGAATTGATACCTATACTGAAGATTTCAATGATCGGATTGCACTCAGGCAATCCTACCTACTCCAACTTGAAGCGTGCGTGGTTGGACAGATGCTCACAAAGTAACCAGCTCGCACAGTTCGATGCCGCTCCTCTCACACGGGAGCGGCATTTTGTATATCCTAACACAAAACACACCTCCCATATTCGGGAGGTGTGTTTTCACGTCAAGGCCGAAGTGCTATACGGTGTAATTGCCAGGGTGGGCCTGGACTTGCGGCGGTAGTGGTTAGCATGGAATAAGGAAGTCTCGCCTTGATAGAGGAAGTATAGCACACGACTTTCAGTACCCTCACACGGGTCGAAGTCAATGCAACCTCCAGATTGTGCAGGCTCTCCAGCGTGGTACTTTCACTTTCAGTACCCTCAAACGGGTCGAAGTCAATGCAACTTTTTGCTACCTACGTGGTATACTTGTATTAGATGACTTTCAGTACCCTCAAACGGGTCGAAGTCAATGCAACGTTGCTGACCTTCCAAGGTGCGTGGCATTTCTGTCGGCTTTCAGTACCCTCAAACGGGTCGAAGTCAATGCAACAGAAAGCCTTTGAACGCAAGCTCTTGATGCTCAAGGACTTTCAGTACCCTCAAACGGGTCGAAGTCAATGCAACTCACGAAGTACAGACCATCTACCTCAATGAGTACCGCTTTCAGTACCCTCAAACGGGTCGAAGTCAATGCAACTTAAGAGCCTGGCGGAAGTCTCTTCATTAGATTGCTCCTTTCAGTACCCTCAAACGGGTCGAAGTCAATGCAACTTCTTCTGAAGAAGGATCGAAGCCAATATACTCTTTCCTTTCAGTACCCTCAAACGGGTCGAAGTCAATGCAACTCTGTGTGGAACAACTTCAAAGTAGTCCACCGTGCATCTTTCAGTACCCTCAAACGGGTCGAAGTCAATGCAACTATAGATCCGCGTTTTGTTCACTCAGCGGCGGGCGACTTTCAGTACCCTCAAACGGGTCGAAGTCAATGCAACCGACTCATAAATGCCCTCCTCAGGCTCATTTATGATGTCTGTATGAGTGCTATTTCTCGCAAATCACTTTTTGTAAGAAAAGAGCACCGACTTGCGATAACAGTATAGCATATTATGCCCCTACCTTGTAGACCGCTAGCCAGTTCGTCGCAATCTCCCTTTGTGCTTGTGCGAGCGTGATCACCTTGCTACACACCTGCTGATGCAAGCTATTTTCAACGGCGTCTTTCTCATGATAGCCGGGCTTCGGTTTTGCTGCTTCCGGCCAGAGATTGCTTATGTCATTGCTCCCGCCTAGCTCCAGACTCACGAGATGATCCACCTCGTAGGCTCCCGGTGCATGATGGAGAATACCGTACTCCTTATACACCGCTAGCTTCTCACTCTCTGGTACATTGCGCACACTCTTCGCATAACCCGCCTTGCATACCTGCTCTCTAGTGACTGGTAGGATCGCTCCCGGAGTGCAGAGAGGATCAGGCAAAACCCCACGTACATGGCAGCGAGGAATGGGCGAGGGCATTGCATGACGGGCCGTCGGTGTGCTCGTCACTGCCGCGCAGCGTATCATGAGGAAGGCGATGCAGACGAGAAACACCCACTTACTCATTTGGCCGGTGGAACTTCTACAGGAGGCGCGGTAGCCAGTGTTACCGCCGTATTCTCCCTGGTTGCCGCCGTGTTCTGATTGATAGCGGCAGTCGTCGGCACGACACCGAGCGCCCCACGGATGACGACACCAAGGGCCAGGATAAGCAGATCATTCGGGATGAGATGCAAGTAGACGCACGCAGCCGTGATGAGAAGGATTGCTACCTCGAAGCCCATGAGAGTAAGCGCCGTTGGACTAAACATACATCCTCCTTAGAAGGTAATCTCACGGTCTCCAAGCCACCAACGCCCTCCCACATTCAAGGTGTACTGGCATACCCCATTTAGGAAGAGCTGCACGATAATATCCTTGCCGCTCCAGTCCACGGTATGAAACTCAGGTGTGACCGGTGGGCCGACAAAGTATTTCGGCATGTACTTCGTTTTCCATTCATTGGCAATGCCGCTGGTATAGCTCGGTGCCGTTCCTCCTAATAGAGCAACTGAGCAATTCCAGATATCTTGAAACTGCTTCTGCTGATTGGTGTTGGCCGCTGGTTGTGGCACGGGCGTCGGTATCGG